TGCCTGGTACATTGGATTAAAGCCAGCAATCTGCTGGACTGGCAATGCACCGGCCACACCTTGAGCCTGCTCAAAGTTGGACAAGAATGCTTCTTTGATCTGTGGATCAATGGAGCTTGTTGAGGTTGTTGTTCCACCTTTTGACATATCGCCACCTTATCCGAGTAAAGATTTCATTTTCTTGGCAGGCACTTTGCCATCATTGATCATGTCCAATAATCCTTTGCCGTATTTATTGACAGAAGATTTTTTGATGACATATTCACCGCGATCAAGAGCCGCCATACCATCATCCGGTCCATTGGGGTTTGGACCAAGTAATGAGTCAACCATGCCGCCTTTTGCGTATGTGGCTGTTTCAGCAGTAGCCGGTGTTGCATTAGCCGCGGCTGCATTAGCAGCCCTGACATTCTCATAAAGCATGGGGTTATAGCCACCCATGGCCGTATCGGCCACAACACCCGCATAAGGATTCACCATCTGAGGGCTGATTGCCCGAATCTGTGAATAAGGTGATGCGCCACCAGCTGTGACAGCAGGGTTGTACTGAGCGCCAATGGGAATGCCCATGTAGTTCTGGAAATTCTGAGCCAGGCTTTGTGGCTGGTAGTTGGTAACTGGTTGAGCGCCCATAGACTGGGGCTGCATTTGTTGCTGAGTCAGCAGGCCAGTATTTGCAAATGGTCTGTAAGCCTGCACATTCTGAGTTATTGCATTAGTAGGGTTTTCAGTGACATATTGACCAACAGCTCTATTAAATGAAGCGCCAAAATTTTGAGGTGTCAATGTCCCATTGATCAATGCATTGGTCCAAAAGTCAACACCAGCCTGATCCGCTTGATTTGCAGCAGTGCCAATTCCTTTGCGACCAATGGCAGAGTATGCATCCAAGACCAGCTGACGATAAAGCGCTGAATTGTCCACAACATTACCGCCACCACCACCACCACCACCACCGCCAGTGACAACATTACCACCGCCTGTGGTTGTTGCTCTCTGTGCATCAATCTGCGCTGCAAGTGCAGGGTTTTGCGCTCTGGCTTGGTCAACAATGGTGTTGAAATTACCCAATCCACCTTGCATCCAAAACTGAATTGCGTCTTCAGTTGGCGTAGGTGTAGCCTTTGGATTGGCTGCATACGCTGCTAATACTTCTGCTCTTGTTGCCATAGTCTTTCCCCTATAAGTCCTTTGCAAGCACAGCCCATTGTGGACTGTACCCTTCGTCTTTCAAAAATGTCTTTGCCCAGCCTCTTCGGCCTGCCAAAGTCACCCTGGTGCATCCAACAGATTTGCCCCAGGATTCGATCAATGGTCTCATCCGTGAGAGTTCATCTAGGTCGCCACCAGCCAGAAAATAATGCAAATTCTTGAGCCTGGGATAGACAATGATCTCTGTCAATACCACCGAGTCCTTGGCCGGCCACAGCTGTAATCTGTGGTTTTCCACCATCTCGGCAATATCATCAAAATTATGTGTGCCTCCAGAGTATTCTAATGCCGCCTCAACGTGTTGGCGCAGCCTTTCCAAATGCTCTTGGTCGCTCATCGCTTACCAGCTGGCACAGCATCAAGCCTCATCACCCCGACACGCCAGTCGGCCAAAGTGTTGCCAGTGACCCTCATATTGACTTGGCGCCCAGAAAACCTCACTGAAGTTGGATTGGCTGCCGTGTATGGTCCAAATGACGATTGAGTGCCGGTTGGGTAATTGCGGGTTTTAAATGAAACCACGGCCTCACCCAAAGTCTGCTCATCGGGAATGACCTGACGCACCGACATGATGTTGTCGCCATTGCCAAGCTGGACTGGTCCACTTTCAGCATATAGGCTGGCGCTGTCATAGTTAAAACCGACCTCATGCTCATAGATGTAGCCATTGCTGGAAACCATCAAAGGATAGGTAAACACACCAGCGTCAACACCAGCAGTTCTGGCCAATGTGCCAATGTTCCAGTGGTTTTCGCGGTAGTTGAAAGTCACATAAGAGTCGTTCTCATTACTCGATGCACTTGGGTAATACCACCAGATTTCGCCAAACTTGCTGACATGGACCGCATAGATTTTGGAGGCTTGGGCATAGTTGATGTTGTCAAATATGTAATCTGACACATCACTTGGCAGTGGTTTGACATAGCCGTCATATATCCAAAAGCCTGCGCGTGACATCCAAATGGCTGCCGTATCAATAGCAGCCACCGCTTGGGCTGAAATCAGACCGCAACCAGAGCCAGCCTTCTCAAAGCCATAGACAAATGGTGCGCCAACATACTGGGCCGTGTGGACATCCACATCTGTAAACAGTAGGTTTACACCTTTGACCCGCTTTCCAGCGATCAGTGTGCCAGGACTGGCCAAGTCATAGTCGCCTGCAAGGTTGTCGCCTGCTGGTGTCCAAAGGGTATTGTTCTCTTGGTCGCACCACTGCACCTTGCGTGGGTTTCCACCAGCTCCAAGGGCAAAGATAATGCGCTCTTGGGTGACTAAAACCGCCTTGTTGTTAACTGGTGCATTGGTAATGGCTGCGGCCAGTGTGGGCGTAGCAAACCCTAATTGCCACTCGTAAATCTTGCCATCAGTGCTAGAGCAAGCAATCAAATACTCGCCCCATGTATCGAGTGACCAGGTGGTGGCAGGGATTGGTGTGCCAGTATCTGGCCTTGCAATGCCATAGGCAAATGTGCCATAGGTGCTGTATCCATAGCCAGTCAATGTCGTGGAGTTGGCATAGCCACTGGTAAAGCCCGTTGGCGTAATGTCTTTGAGTGTTCCCGCCTCATTCATGGCATAGAGCTTGGAATGCGTACCAGCGCCAATGTATCGATTGCCACTGTTATCGCGCCAAGTGATGATGCCTCGGCATGAGCCAGTCATCTGGCTGCTTGACCTAGTGCGCCATCCATTGATGGGTCTCAATGTATTTTCGTACCACCGGACAAGGTTAGCGTCATACCAGCGACCAGCTGCCTGGTATTCAGTGCCGTTTCTGTAAACCCCTGGCGGTAATTTGATTGGTATGTACATGGCAGTATTTAGGTAATGTTTGAGACAAAGCTCATTGTGACAATGGCTGATGGGACTGCTGGCCGTGTTGGGCTGGTGCTTGTCCCAAAAGCCTCTATGCTTACGCCAGTATTTTCAGTTCTCCACATAATTTCAATGTAATCGTTTGAATTCATACTTACAAAAAAGTTCAATGCAGCAATGATATGGCTAGGGTCGCCAGTGCCTTTTCTTGCTACCAAGTGAAATCTGCTGTTTGAATTGGCAATATTTGTCCCATTTTTGCGAAACCAGATATCCACATCTTGACCATCGTTTGTGGTGTTTTTTAGTTGAATGGAAAACTGCAAGTTCCAGATTCCGGCATCGGCCACAGTGATTCTTGACCCGCTGGCCATTGTCACACCATTAGCAAAGTCTGTGGTGTTGAATGTGACCGCATAGGCCGTGGTGGTGTTGGCAGCCGTCTGGTCGGTCGAATCTTGAAAAGCCCCATAGGGGTTATTCATAAACCGACCCCCCCTTGGTCCAAAGAGAGACCCCAAGACAGTTGATAGTTTCTTGAAGTAAATATTCAAAGAGCCATTATTCTCATTGAAATGTCTGCGCTCATACTCCTCGGTCGGATAACCAAGGGTTGGAGGGGCTGGATTCTCAATTTGTTGTGTCTGACTGGCCATAGGGTAATTTTGCCTTAAATGGAGCTTACTTGGCCATCAAGTACAGCCCCACATTTGAAAAAGCATAGCCAGCATATACCACTGCCATATACGGGTTGCCTTTAAAGAGCTGCTCCCCGGCAATGTAGGCATAGATCGCACCAGTCAGGATGATTAGCCAGGCGCTCAAAATGCACCTACATCAATGACCTCACCCCTAAATTCAATCTGATCTTCATCAAACTTGTGGCACAGCTCTGGCCACAAAAGTGTCCCATTAAAGAAGTTCAGCACCGCAAAGCCACTTCGGTGATTGGCTGGATTGATCTCGGCATAAGTAAATTGCGGCCCGTCAGTCTCTGCCAATGTGCCTGTATCGACCCCAAATCTGTTGCCGTTATAGTCAGCAAATGGGGTGACTTTAAGACTATGCAAGTGTCCAGTAACGATTGACACACCAGCGTTAACTGTATTGTTGTGAGTAGCGTGAACACCACCTTTGTATCGGTGCTTGATGATGCACTGCTCAGTGGGCCACACTGCCCAGCAGAAGTCCCAATCTAAAAAATGGTCTGTCAGCTTAAAACCTAATACTTCTTTAAATTGTGGCGCGTGTTGGGCCAGTCGGTTGCCAAATCTGACATCGTGATTACCCCATGTCCACAGTAGCTTTACATTGTGCCTAGCTGCCTTGGCCACTTCCTCAATCTCACCCAATGCACCCTGACAAGCCTTGAGTTCTTGAATGACAGTAGTCGCTGGTTGTTCAGTTACATCATGGCGGCTTATTGAAGCCCCGTCAAAGGCGTCTCCATTGCAAATCACGACCTGGGGTGAAAATTCTTGAATGGCCCACAGCAAGCCTTTAAAGGCCGTGGACCTTTGACCAGGTATAAAGTGCGCATCAGAAAACACAATCACAGTGCCATCTAGCATTCCAAGTTCAATTTGCTTGAGTGGACTGAATGACTTGGGTCTGTTTTTGTTATACAAATCACCTCGATGGTCTTTTGCATTGAGGGTCATGTTGTATTCTTTTTCAATCCACCTTCTACGCAAATGGACTGCCCTGTTATTTATACCAAGGTGTTCTGACATCCTTTGTGCAGACTGAAGTTGACCCCAGAGCTGAATAAATTCCATGTCTGTGCAAGTTTCGTTATGAGCGCCCATGGAAATCCTTAAAGAGTATTTTTTCTAGCAAATTCACCACGCGATGTTCCTCAGATTCCAGTTGCTCTGGGGATGACCGAGGGTCTTGGGCCACAGTCATAAGGTCATGCAAAAACACATGGAGAAGCTCATGCAGGGCCGTCTGGTCCAAAGACTGGGGGGTGACACGTTCCGCACCAAAATCACCCAAACGATATGTGGCCAGTCTGGCGCCCTCATTGAATTCCACTGAGGCCATGGCATTCTTTGCAGGCTTCAATCCCCTCTCAATGCGCCAGTCGCCAAGATTAAGCACTTGCTGCCATTTCTTTACACTTTGTGCAAAGAGCGCAGCATCTTCTGGTGTAGGAATGTTAGACATATCAACACCTTATATGACTTTTATGTCAATTTAATTTAAGATAAAAACAAAACTACTTCTGCTTTTCGTCTTTTGACAAGCCCTGCCACTTCCTTACCACCAGCCTTAGTCCATGACATAAAAGCCTCGGCAGCACCCTCCCAATCACCACGATTGACCTTCATGCGAATGGTAGAACGTTGATAGTTGCCTAACCCTGCGTTGTACGCAAAAGAGACAACAGCGTCGAATTTGCTTTGATGACTAGCAAGATTAGGAGAAAGTCGAAGAACACCACGTTCAAAAGTATCGATGTCAACCTTGAACAGATTGACCAGTTCATCTTTAGACCAGACACGATTGTCTTCCCCTTTTAGTTGATAGTCAGACCTGATAAGCCCTGTGTAACCCTCTTTACGCACGTTTGGCAAGGCTAATTGGTCTGCATACATAGCGTGACCCCACCCGACAGTCCAAATGGCAGCAGAACACCGATAAGGCTTGTTTCTGTAGCCTTCAAAGAAGTGCATCAGATGTTCGCCTTTTTCGCTGATTTTCATTTCTTAGCCCATGAACGTGAGCCAAACCAAAACCCGATAATTCCTCCAAGCATTGCCATTTCATCGCTAGAGAAAATAACGTCAGTAACCCGAATCAAGTCATCCATGTT